ACTCCACCACATCCCCCGGCTTGACGTCCAGTTCGCGCAGGGTGCCCTCGGCTGGTGCTGGTGCGGCGTCGGTCCACTCGGCGATGAGGTCGAAGGCTTCAGTCTCCGTGCAATGAAACTCATGCCCGATCGGAAAATACTGGCCATCCTTGAACCACGCAGCATATCGGCCTTCGATCCGACTGGGCGCAACCCAGAACTCGGCCGGACCGCTTCCGCGGGCCATCGGCCCAACGCGCCGCCCGTCCCGCGTCCGGTAGAACCCGCCTTCGCGGATNGTNAGNTTGGGGGTGTTCTGTTGCATGGCCTTCTCCTTGGCACTCCCTGTTGNGCGCGGACCGGCGGTGGGGAGAAACACCGCGCTCCGATGCCTCGGGGTCCGCGCAGGTAGAGCATGGCATGGGTTGGGGTGGTCAAGCAACAACGTATTTTGTGGTCGGCTTCTGCCTCTTCGCTGGCCCACACTCTGTGCCCAGAATTTCCCCGCTGGCGACAAGCTCGGCAATTGCTGCTTCCACGGCCGGATGGTCGCCACGTCGAACCCTGTTCACCAGAACGCCATGCGAGATGTTCGGGATCTTTTTTACCGTCTCAAGAACCGAGGCTTTGATGTTGTCCGACCGCTGATGACCCCTTCCCTTTTTTCCTGACGTTGATGCAACCAAGGCAGCGATGGAGACCATAGTTGGCCAGTCTATCCCCGGTGCAAACCGTCCCGCCGCAGCGATTGCATCTGATTTTTCAATTATCATCTTGGGTCCCTCAAGGTTATGCGTACACAAATCATCATAGGATCAAGTTGATTATACATCAAGCAAGAAATGACTTTTTTCAAAATTCAGGAAGTAGTTGAGGGGATAGTGTCTCTTATTTTTCCTGGACTTCCATAAGGCATTGTTTTCCTTTGTGTTTTTCAACCAGATAGTAATCTACAAGAAGTACTACAGACACCCTTTTGCCGAGACCCGAAAACCGACCTCTAGCTAGATGCTAATCACTACTATCTGACAGGAAGAATGATGGCCTCTACCTGTCACTACCTAGGATAGGTCTTCTAGATGCTCATATCATGAATATTTGCAAATAAAATCAAATACTTGCGCCGACACAGGAAAAATAAGAGCCACTATCCCATCAACTACTTCCTAACCCCCGCGGCCCATCTGCCGCGCTTGACACCCCAACCCCAGCCCAATAACCTTACCTAAGAACGAAAACCGCAGCAGGGGCCGGGTATGACCAAAGACCGTGAATTTGTGTGGGCAGAGCACAGCGACAGGATCGTGACGGTACACGGCGCGACCGTCTCCATGGACGATGACTGCCCGTGCATCATCCGCGCTGACGGGTCGGGGGTGACGCGGTTCGCAACATTCCCCGACACGGGGCACGTCAAATGCCCAGAGACGGGGGCCGTCACCCGGTGGCCGTTCCACGCCATGCGCCCCGGGGATGTGGCGGTGATGAACCCGCAAAGCGATGTAGGGTCCGGTGGCAGCGGAGCGGTCGAGCAGCGCGCGGCGCACAGCTACGCCAGATCCAGGGGGTGGAAGATCGCCACCTGCATCACCCTCATTCAGCCGAACTTTGAACCAATCGTCACCGTAAGGCGGGTATCCTGAGCCATGCAGTATCGAGATTTCTGGGAGGCGGGATACCGCGTGTTTCCGCTATGGCCCGTCAAGGACGGCAAGTGCACATGCGGACGTCACGATTGCGAGGCCGCGCACAAGCACCCGTCTGCGTCGAATTGGCAGCATACCCCGTATTGGGATGAAGACCAGATCGACACCATGCAAGAGTATGGCATCTTCGGAACGGGCTACGGCGTTTTGTGCAAGGGCCTGCTGGTGGTGGATGTCGATGCAAGAAACGGCGGCGTGGCGTCATACCAGCGGCTCATCGAGGCAATCCCCGAGGTTTCCGGTGCCGGGCTTGTCGTCAACACGGGAAGCGGCGGCGGGTCGAAGCACCTGTATTTTTCGGCGCCGGAAGGCGTGTCTCTCCTGCAAAACCATCCCATGTATCCCGGGCTTGACTTCAAGACATCGGGGTTTGTCGTCGGCCCGGGGTCCAGCCACGCGAGCGGCAAGCGGTATGAGATTGCGGTCGGATCGCCGGATGACATCGAGGCTGCGCCCCGGGCGCTTCTTGAAATGCTGCACCGGCCAGAGAGGCACCGCGCGGAATATGACGGTCGGCCGGTTGACGTCTCGCATTCCGACATTGCCGATATGCTGCGCCACATCGACCCGGACTGCGACTATGACACATGGATCAGGTGCGGCATGGCCGTGCACCACGCCACGGGCGGGACAGGGTTCGATGTGTGGGATACCTGGTCGCAGGGCGGCGCCAAGTATCCCGACGGCAAGAAAGGGCTGGACAGCCACTGGCACAGCTTCGGCAGATCGGCCAACCCCGTGACCCTCGGCACGCTGGTGCACCACGCCGAGGCCGGCGGCTGGGAAATGCCGGTGACCTTCATTCCGCAGACCGGGTTTGATCTGCCGGAAGATGAAGGGCCGCGCGACGGGCTGCCATTTGACATCGGCGGCGTGGACCTGAAAAAGCCGCCGGGCTTTGTCGGAGCCTTGGCGTCATGGATCGACAGCCAGTCGCGGCGGCCGCGGGCGAACATCGCAGTGGCTGGGGCGTTGACAGCCATGGGGAACGTCGCCGGGCTGAAATATACCGATGACCGGGACGGCGTGGCGACCAACCTTTTCACGTTCTGCATCGCCGGGTCNAGAACCGGCAAGGACGCCATTGACCANGCNGTGCAGGAGATCCACAGGGCCGTTGGCCTTGGCGGGGCCACNCATGGCATCATCAAGTCCGAACAGGAGATCATCCGNAACCTGATCCGGCATCAGGCATCGTTCTACGTCAACGANGAAACCGGCATCTTNCTGCAGAAGGTCAAGAANGCGCAGGACCGCGGCGGCGCGGCTTACCTGGAGGCGGCCATCGGCATGATGATGTCGGTCTATGGCAGGGCGAACGGCTTTCTCCTCTTGTCCGGCGACCTGAAGGAGGAAACTCGAAAGGACATGCAGCGCGAGCTTTCGCAGGTGAACAAGAAGATCGACGAGGGCACCGACACTTCGGGATGGTGCGCAAGGCGGGCCGCCGCAATCGAGCGCGCCTTGGCGAACCTGGACAAGGGCATCGAGCGGCCGTTCCTGTCGCTCATGGGGTCCACCACCCCTGTGACGTTCAACCATCTTGTTGACTTCGCATCAGCCACAAACGGGTTTATCGGCCGATCCCTGCTGTTCCATGAGCGGGATACCGCGCCGCGCAGCCGGAAGGGGTTTCGGAAGGAGCCTCTTCCCGAGGAAATGGTATCCGCGCTCATGCGGGTATCGGTCGGAGCAGAGTTCGACATGAACGAAGCCGGTGGGCGCATCGAGCACTACGGCGAAAAGATCAAGATCCCGACCGACGCCAAGGCTTCGGCGATGCTGGACGCCGCGTTGGATTGGCTCGAGGATCGGGCCATTGACCACAAAAGCTCCAGCGGCTTGGAAAGCCTGTATCTCGGGGCATACGAGCTGGTCAGCAAGGTCAGCCTGATCCTGGCAATCTCCGAGGGTGTCAGGACGTCCGAGCATGTGCGCTGGGCCTTCGCCCTGATCAAGCGCGATGTGGACGACAAAGTGCTACTCACGACGTCGAACGATACCGAGAAATCGGACCCCATGAGATCCATGTGCACCCGCATCTTTTCCCTGCTTGGGGATGATGGAGAAACGGAGGGCGTGATCGTGAACCGTATCCGGGCCAAGCGGCGGGAAGACGTGACGGCGGCTCTGCAAAAGCTTGTCACCAGCGGCGCGGTTCGAGCCGAGGCGCAGGCATCGGCAAAAGGCAGAAAGCCGACAACCCGGTATTTCCGTGCTTGACCCGCGAGTAGCCTCATACTAACGTAAGAAAGCGGGATCAGGAAGCGCGACCCGCCGCGCACGCCCAATGGGCAGCGAAAGGACATACACATGAGCCTGATGGATACCATCGGGAAGCCCGCGGATCGGCCCGTCATCGTGACCATCTGCGCGGATAGTGGCATGGGCAAGACAAGCCTGGCCGCGACATTCCCCAGCCCCATCTTCATCCGCGCCGAGGACGGCCTGCAAGCCATCCCTGCGGATCGCAGGCCGGATGCGTTCCCGGTGCTGACGGACAGCGATATGCTGTGGAAGCAGCTCACGGCGCTAATCCATGAACCGCACGAGTACCAAACGCTGGTCATCGACAGCGTGACGGCGCTGGAGCGCATGTTTGTGACGGACGTCTTGGCGAGCGACCCCAAAGCCAAGAGCATCAATCAGGCGATGGGCGGCTATGGCGCTGGACCTGCGGCGGTGGCGGCGATGCACCAGCGCGTTCGCAAGGCGGCCGGGATGCTCAACGACAAGCGCGGGATGCATGTCGTGTTCATCGGTCATGCCGATGTCGAGACCATGCGCTTGCCGGACAGCGACGATTACAACCGCTACAGTCTGCGCCTGCCGGGCAAGTCCCTGCCGCCATACGTCGATGACGTGGACGTTGTGGGGTTCTTGCGGTTGGAGACCTACACCAAGGGAGACGACGGCGACCGGAAGAAGGCCATCAGCAACGGCGACCGGCAACTGATCGTCCATGCCGTCGCGGCCTGTGTGTCCAAGAACCGCTACGGCGTCACCGAGGCGCTTGACTGCCCGATGGGAACGAACCCCATGGCCGAGTTCATCCCGGCGCTGCGGGCGACAGCGGGGCGGGCGGCGACGCCGAATCCGCGGGCCAAGGACGCCAAGACCGAAGATCCCGAAACCCCCAAGTCCACGCGCGCAAAAAGCTGGCTTGACGATGGAAGCGATGGAGAAAAGCAATGAGTGATTTCTGGGGCCTGAGCGACGATACCAGCGCGGCCGATACCGGCAAGGAGTTCGACGGCGGCGGCGGCAATTTCGATCCCATCCCCGATGGCAGCAATGTGCTTGCCGTGGTCGATGAGGCGAAATGGGATGAGAAGAACGATGCGGAGTTCATCTCCCTGCGCTGGTCGGTGCTGCAACCGCCCGAATACGCCAACCGGAAGGTTTTCCAGAAGCTATGGGTGACCGACCTGGACCCTTCTGCTAAGGACCGCGAAAAGGGCATCAAGAAACGCGACAAGGCGCGGAAGATGCTGGCCGCCATCGACGCCAACGCCGGCGGGAAGCTGACCGCCAAGCCCGAGAAGCCGACGACGGACAGCATGATGCTTCATCTTGCTAACAAGCCGATGATCATCAAGTGCATGGTCTGGGAGATCGATGACCGCGAAACCGGCGGCAAGATCTCTGGCAACTGGATCTCGGCCGTCGCCCCGAAGTCCAAGGGCGTTGACGTGAAGCCCGCGGCGCCGAAGGCTGCCACCAGCGGTGGAAGCGGGTTCGGCGGTGGCGGGCGGCCGTCCGCAAGCCGGGATCTCGACGATGATATCCCATTCGCTCCTGAGTGGCGCTGACCGCCCATCATGCCCGGCGCTGTCATGGGCGCCGGTCATCCACCATCAGAAGCAACACGGGAGACACACATGGAACAGCGAAGCCCTGAATGGATAGATGCCCGCCGGGGTCGCATCACCGCATCATCCGTGGGAGCCATCCTCGGCCTGTCGCCGCACCAGAGCCGCGAAGGAGTCATGCGGCGCATGGTTCGGGAATATCACGGGGCAGAACCAGAGTTCACCGGCAACATCGCCACGGACCATGGCCGATACAATGAGCCTGGGGCGCTGGCCGAGTTCATCATGGAAACCGGCCTGCATGTGGATCATGTCGGGTTCATCGCTTTTGAAGATTGGGCCGGATGCTCGCCTGATGGGCTGATCGGCACAAAGCGCGGCCTTGAAATCAAGTGCCCCTTCGGCAAGCGCAAAGACGCGGCCCCGGAGTTCAAGCCCTTGGTCGAGCAGCCGCATTACGAAGCCCAGGTGCAATTCAGCATGGCCGTTACGGGGCGTTCCTGCTGGTATTTCTACCAATGGGCGCCGGGAGGATCAAAGCTGGAAACCATCGACGCCAGCGCCGAATGGCAGGCCGAGAACATGCCGAAGCTGCGGCAGTTCTATGCAGAATATCTTGACGAGATCCGCGCCCCAGAAGCGCACCTTGAGGCCAAGCGGATCATCATCGATACGCCAGCGGCGCATAAGCTGGTTGCCGAGTTTGACGACTTGGCCGAGGCTATCGAACGGGCCGAGGCGCGCAAGAAGGAAGTCTTGGCCGAAATGGTGGCGATGTCCGGTGACCGCAACGCCATCATCGCCGGGCGCAATCTTACCAAGACCGAGCGCGTCGGAGCCGTCTCTTACGCTAAGGCTCTTGCGGCTGCGGCCCCCGGGTTCGATGTGGAGCCGTTCCGCGGCAAGCCCAGCAGCTTCTGGGGGTTGAAGTGACAGCCCCCATGCGACATGCACCACAATTGAGGCCATACCAGCAATCCGCGGTAGATGCCGCTGTTGAATGGATGCGGTCCAGCGTCGACCCGTTCATCATTGAGGCCGCGACAGGGGCGGGAAAGTCCCTGATCATTGCGGCTCTGGCTGACATCATCCACCGCAAGACCGGAAAGCGCGTGCTGTGCCTCGCGCCCAGCGCAGAACTTGTTGTGCAGAACCTTGAGAAATATTTGGCAACCGGCAACCGCGCCAGCATGTATAGCGCCAGCGCCGGGGCCAAGGATCTGCGCTTTCCTGTCGTGTTCGGCTCGCCTCTCACCGTCAAGAACAAGATCAGCAGGTTCTGCCGGGAAGGCTCGGACGGATATGCAATGGTCGTGGTGGATGAGGCGCAAGGCATCACGCCGACGTTGCGGGAAATCATCGACGCCATGCGCAAGGCCAACCCGAACCTGCGCGTCTGCGGTCTGACCGCCACGCCCTACCGCCTCGGCAGCGGATACATATTCCGGCAATGGCCGGACGGGCGCGTGAACGGAGACGACGTGGCGCGAGAGCCATATTTCCAAGCTTGTGTCTATTCGGTCGGGGCGCGCGATCTGATCGATCAAGGATATTTGACGCGGCCGGTCATCGGCGCCATCAATGCTCAGGGATACGATACCAACGGGCTGACGGCTAACAGCGCCGGCAAGTTTGACGCCGCCGCAGTGGACAGGGCATATCACGGCCACGGGCGCAAGACAGCGGGCATCGTGGCGGACGTTGTGGCGCAAAGCCGTGACCGCCGGGGGGTGATGTTCTTCGCGGCCACGGTTCAGCACGCGCAGGAAGTCATGGCGAGCCTGCCCCCGGAAATAAGCGCCATTGTGACCGCTGACACGCCCAGGGGCGAGCGCGGCAGCATCCTGCGCCGGTTCAAGGCTGGGGCGCTGAAGTATCTGGTGAACGTGTCGGTTCTTACGGTCGGGTTCGACGCGCCGCACGTCGATGTGATCGCACTTCTTCGCAAGACCGAAAGCGTCGGGCTGTTGCAACAGATCATCGGCCGGGGACTGAGGCTCAGCGACGGCAAGGATGACTGCTTGGTTCTCGACTATACCACAAACCTTGAGGACCATTGCCCCGACGGCGACCTGTTTGCGCCGGTCATCAAGGCCAGCAAGGGCGGCGGTGAAGGCGGCAGCATCAAGGCCGTATGCCCTGAGTGCAGCACGGAAAACGCGTTCACGGCGCGACCAGACACGCTGGACTATCAGTTAGACGACGCGGGATATTGCGTCGATCTGGACGGAAACCGCATCGAGACCGAGCATGGCCCGATGCCGGGACATTTCGGACGCCGGTGCTTCGGGCAGATCCGTGTCGGGACGCGCGGCGAACACGCGCGATGCGACTACCGCTGGACCAGCAAGCCTTGCCCGCAATGCGATGAGCCAAACGACATTGCCGCGCGCTACTGCATCTCGTGTAAGGCGGAAATCGTTGACCCGGGGGAGAAACTACGCGGCGACTTCCGGGCGCTGAAGCGTGATCCAACGCGGCGGCAGACGGATACGGTCGTATCCATGACGGTCAAGCCCGGCGTCAGCACAAAGGGCAACCCGACAATCCGCGTGGATTGGGTGACGCCTTACAGGCAATTTTCCGTTTGGTTCCAGCCCGAGGCCAAGCACGCCAAGGGACAAGCCGAACACGCGGCGTGGGTGACCGCCACAGACGGCGGCGAGGTGCCGCCCAGAACCATTAGCTATATCAAGGATGCCGCCAGCGGCTTCTATCGCATCATGTCCTACAACGCGGAGGCCGACCATGAGCCTTCTTAATTGCCCCGTTCCGATCTATGGAGACATGAAGTTCCGCGGCAAGTGTCCCGTCGAGGCGCAGGAACAAGTGACGTTCTTCGCCAGGCTGCGCCGCGACCACCCTACGACGTGGGGGGTTCTGGCGCTGCACCCCAGAAATGAGGGGCTGCGGTTTGGGGCGCAGATCGGGGCCGTAACGAGGCACAAGGCCGAAGGCATGGCGGCCGGGGCTTCGGACATCATCATCCCGGCTAAGGCCGCGTTCGTTTGCGAGATGAAGCGCCGCGATCCGACGCTGAGCGCGTGGCAAGACGGGCAGCGCGAATACCTCGCCGCGGCACAGGATGCAGGAGCATTCGCCTGTGTTGCCTTGGGGGTTGATGCGGCATGGGAGGCGTTCGGGGAATGGGTTATCGCTCAGCGCCTGGCGTAGCCCGCCCCAGCGAACAGCTGGCCGACCTGCTTATGGGGCGTCTTGCATGGGATGAAGCGCCAGAGGCAATCAGGTCTTGGGCACAGATGCCGATATACCAAGCGGCCAAGACGGTTGCTCGAGAACAGGACAAAGACAAGCGCCGCGCCATGCTGCGGAAGATTCCAGAGGCGATACGCCCCAGGGTAGAGGATGAAGTCAAGCGCCTATGGCCGTATCGGTTTACGTTGAAGTGAGCACCCCCACAAGCAGAAGCCCCCGTCAGCGATGACGGGGGCTTTTTTAGGCGGTCAGGTCTAGATAGGCTTCGATGAACGCCGCCGCTTCTGGGGCAACGAGGCCATTGCCG